GCCAGCGCGGCGCGGGCGCGGACGATGACCGCCTTTTGCTCCCGGTTCGGCTCAAATGCGCCCGTCTCTTCGGCCCGCACGATCATGTAGTGCAGTTCGAGTAGGCGCTGCTTCGCGGCATCGCGCTCCCTCGTGAGCGTAGCGATGATGTCCTTGTGGCCGAATTCTCCATCGCACTCGTCCCTGAGACTTGCCACCTGCTGCTCCAGGGCGGCGATGCGGGCGCGGTCCTCTCGATGGCAAACGGGGCAGCCTTCCCAGTTATCGTCGCCTGGATGGTTATGCGTCAGGGCGTCACTCATCGCGCACCCCCAGCTTGTCGAGGACGGCGCGGGCCACCTGTGGAGGCGAGGGCGGCACGGGCAACGGCAAGCCAGCATGTGCCTCGGATTGTTCGCTCATGATCTCTCCTTCGCTACGTACTCCTTCAGCGCATCGAGCAACGCGCGTTGTGTCTTGTCCTTCTTCAAAAGCAGCTTCATGATCGCCTCGTCCACCGTATCCTTGGCGACGATGTGGTGCACCACCACCCGCTCCTTCTGCCCCTGCCGCCACACACGCCGGATGAATTGATCGTAGTCTTCGAGGTTCCACGTCAGGGAGTGCCAGATGATCGTGGCCCCAGTTCCTTGAAGATTAAGTCCATGCGCGACTGACTGTGGCTGAGCCAGAAGGACAGGTATCTCTCCAGCGTTCCATGATCGTTCAATCTCCCTGAAGCGATTAGCTGACACGCCGCCTCCGATATGCGGAGCCTCCGGGAAAACCGTACGTAGTCGAGCGAGGTCGTGATCGAACTCATAAGCGACCAAACAAGGTTTACCCTGGAGTTCTTCGACAATCTCTGCAACGGTCCCAATTTTCTGATCGTGGATGTCCGTCCACTCCTTACCGTCTCCATGGTAGATACCTCCGTTTGCGATCTGCCTGCACTTGCTCGTCGCCGCCGCCGCGTTCGCCGCCACCACCAGATTGTCGTCCACCGCCGCGAGCAGCGTGGACTCCATCTGATCATACACCTTCTTGGCTCGTGCGGGCAGCGTCACCTCCACGGTGTTGTTGATCAGTTCAGGTAGCTCCAAGTAGTCCTTGGCTTCCATGCGAAGCACAAGTGGCCGCAGCTTTTCATAGATCACCTCCGGTGCTCCCTTCCTGGGAACCCACTGCCACCCCAGCTTGTCGGGGTTGTCGAAGTAGTTCATCCGATAGTGCGTGATGACCCTGCCTAGCGCAGCGCCCCCGTCGAGGATGTAGATCTGCCCGAACAAGTCGAGGAGACCGTTGGGAGCGGGGGAGCCCGTGAGGATGTAGCGCCGCTGGAACTTGGGGAGGATCTCTTTTAAGTTCTTGAATCGCTGCGTGTTGGTGTGCTTGAACCGCGTGGACTCGTCAACGACCAGCATCTCCCAGGGAAAGATCTTGGTCTTCTTCAGCGTCGCCAGGAGCCAGGGCAGCCCCTCCGGATTGATCACATGCACGTCGGCCAAGGGGTCGAGGAGGTGGGCCTTCCCCACCCTGTGCAGCACCTTCACCACGAGTCCCTGGAAGTCGTCCCACTTCTCCTGCTCCCCCGGCCACACTGAGAGCGCCGGGCGCAGCGGGGCGACGACCAGCATCCGGTTGACCATCCCCTGCACCTTGAGCACCTTGAAGATCGCATACATGATGCTCGTCTTCCCCAGCCCGGGGTCGAGGAAGAAGCCAGCCGCAGCTTGGCCTAGCCCGAACTTGATCCCCTTCTTCTGGTACTCATGGGGAGTGTAGAGCACGGCAACACCTCCAGCACCACTCGTCGGATTCCTTCACGTACGCGTTGCACTCAGGGCAGGGGATCAACTGTGGAGTGTGCTTGTGCGCCAAGTCTTCGGGCGTCTTCTCGTGTTGTTGAACTCCTGATCCAACACCTGTCTTCCCGCTACCACGCTGTCCACCACGATCACCTTTGCTCCCGCTCTCTGCCATTCGATATGCCTTTGCAGTTGGAGATCAGTACACAGCCCACCTGGGCGCTTCATCTCGATCAAGATCAGCTTGCCCTTCCAGAAGAACAGCCGGTCGGGGTCCCCGTTCGTACCGCGTGCGCCTAGCGTGGACAGCTTGCGGATGATCATCTCGGGCCACTTCTCCCGCGCCCAGCGCACGATGGCTTGGTCAACGCTCTTCTCTAGCATCAAGAGTCTTTCCATAGCTTGATCGCCAACACCGTGATGAACAGCGCACACGACATCGCGAAAACCCCAACGCCTATTCCGATAAACGCCGTTAGAACTTGCATGGCCCTCCTTTCGCCCGGCTGTAGCTGCACCACGTGCAGTAGTTGCCGGGATTGGGAACGAACTGCTCGTCCACTAGCATCTTCTTCACGCGCTTCGTCCACGCCTTCTGCGCCGTGCGCAAGCCCTTGCGCTTCACGATCTCGCCTCCCACCGCACGCCCCGCGTCCACGAAGATGAGCGACGCGGCCACGGTATCTGGGGTCTCGAACCCGGACAAGACCGCCACGCAGTAGAGTAACAACTGATCGTTGTACTTCCCGTCGTCGTACAGCTTGCCGGTCTTCCAATCGACCACATCCCAGTCGCGCGCGGAGCGAAGGTGAAGGAGGTCGATCTTACAACGCAGCCATGCGTCCTTGGAGAACCACTCGACGCGCTCCCACTTGTCGTTGAGCGCGACCTCCACTTCCAGCATGACGCGCTTCTCTTTGTGGGCGAGCGAAAACTCCGTGATCCACTTACCCACGGGCATGAGATCCTTCTCGATTACCAGGGGGTCGGCCGGGGACTGCACGAGCGCTTCGAGCTTCGCGTGCAGCGCCGTGCCCCGGGCGAGGGCGGGAGACTCAGGTACGGTCCCGCCACAGGCGTCACAGACCACAGGCTTGCCGAAGCCCCCGCGTGTCCGGCCCTTGAAGCACAGGGGGCAGAGCTTGTCCTCGGTCTCCAGCTTGCACTTGAGCGGGCATTGCTCGTACTTCTCCAGCTTGCTTGGGCTCCATGCTCTGATCACTTTATCTCTCCCCAGTTGGGTCCGACCTTGCCGTCAGTCAGCATTGGCACGTCGAACTCGATCGACTCCATTGCTTCGGCCAGAACCTTGGACTCATACACCGACCGTGCCGACACGTTGATCTCGTCGTGTACCGTGACGAGGAACCGCCCCGCCTTCTTGGGGTGCTGATGGTATCGGATGATGGCTTCCTTGATGCCGTCTGCCCCTGACCCTTGGATCAAGTAGTCGAGGAGCTTGTACTCGAAGCTGCGCATCCGCCCATCGATCAGCTTGGGCTTCTCGCAATAGTAGAGCCTACCGCCCCAGGTACGGATCGGCTCTCCCGCCTTCCCCCGTCGCTTGAGTTCCCTGTCGAGCCTAGCGACCCCGGGCACCGCTCGCTTCTGCGCATCCCGTAGCGTCCGCGCAGTCTCCACGTCCACGCCCAGCCCCGCCGCGAGCTTCCCCACTCCCATGCCGTAGTTGATTCCGAAGTTGAGGGTCTTCACCTGCCGCCGTTCCAAGTTCAAGCCAGCGACAGCGTGGATCAACTCCTTCATCTTGATGTGGTAGTCGATGCGCGGGTCCTTCTGGTAGGCCGCGAGGAGGGCCTCGTTCTCGAAGTGGGCGAGGATCCTGAACTCCTGCTGGTTGTAGTCCCGGTGGATGAACTTGTCCCCGCGATCAGGCAGAAGGTAGCGCCGCACCAGGGGCAGTCCAGGGAGATCAAGCCCAGTGGGGTAGACAAATCCTTCCCAGGCTTTCGAAATGTTCTGGAACCGCGAACACGAAAGTCTGCCGGTACGGGTACCTTTTCCCGCCCCCATATCAGTAGATCGGACCTGATTCCATTCGGTATGGATGTACCCTTCATTGTTCCTCGCGTGATCCAGCCAGGGCCGCATGCTGTTGGCGAGCACCGACTGAAGCCGGTTGCGATACCCCAATGCGCGATACACTTGGGGATCAGTAAACAACCCTTCGCTCAAGTTTTTCTTGGATACGGAGTCCCGCCCCGTGGGCGTCTGCAC